CCAAGACTTCTCATCTGTGACCACAGAAGTTGTGTATTTACACGAATACCTCCATATTTAAGCCCATTTTTTGTTTTATGCTTAGCAAATACTAAAGGTATTACAGCACCTAACTCTGCAAGCTCCTGTGCTGTATCAAAACCTGTCTGTGGTGCAAATCTTCTTACTCCCTGTTGCCCTGCTGTAGTCATACTAGGAGGCGTTTTGGGAGGCTTTGGTTTGGGTGTTAAAAAGTAAGATACAAGGGTAAGAACTAAACCGACAACTATCTGACCAAGAGCCGTTAAACTACCTGAAGCAGTTATAAGACCTAAAGCTTGAAAATTTACAACATAAGGTATATTGTCATATTCTTTTGGTCTTTTACCATTTTGACTTGTTGCGTACTCTAAAAATTTAAAATATTCTTCTTTACTAAGACCTAACTGCTCACAAAGTTCTTGCTCGAAGGGTAATAATATTTTTCTATGTCCAATCTGTCTAATGGACTCCATCGAACCA